TCAACGGGCCAACCATGCCGCTTGCTACATTAACGCCGAATGTTCCTACTGACTTTTTCAGTCGATACAAATTGTCGTTGAATTCTTCGGCCTTAGCCGCTGACTCTGCTGTCACTGGGTTGAGTATTTTGCCCTCTTCAGTCAGCTTACGCATGCCATCCGCACCAAGAGAAACAAGAGGAACCAGGGCAGCCATTTTGTCGCCCAGGACGCCAGTTAAAGCGGCGGCTCGATCTTCAGTCCCGAATTTTTTAATAGCGTCAGCGAGCTTGAAAAACTGTTCTTCTGGCGAAAGGTCTTTTAATTTTTTGAAATCTAATCCGAGGTCCTCAATCTCGTCTTGCGCCGTCTTCAGCCCTCTGTTTGCGTCATTGATCAGAACAGAGAACTTGCGAACCGCCTTGCCTACGGTATCAACGTCAGTTCCAGACAATTCTGCGGCAAAGCCAAGCCCGGCCAACGATTCAGCAGCAATGCCGGTCTTTTGCGACAGCTTTGATATTTCGTCCTGCGCGTTGATCGAGCTTTTAACAAGCGCAGCGATGCCTGCAATGCCAAGTCCAACGCCAAGCGCCCCAAAAACGCTTTTAAGATTGCCGGCAATGCGCGACGCATTCGACTGAAACTTATTTAATTTCGATGTGGCTTTGTCAATGCTGGATGTGAAACGCGCTATGTTAGCGTTGAAATCGATCGTTACGCCTTGAGGCATTATCGCAACCCTACCTTTCGTTTAACCACTTCGGCCCCGGCAATAAACGCTCTGACTATCAAATCAACGGCATCTATTTTTGTCCGGTTGAATGAATTGCGCATGAAAAATTGTCCCGGTATATCTCGCTTGCCGGGTAATGATTTTCGGCCTTTACCACGCCCTCCGGCGCCGCCCCTGGACTTGCCGCGAACGTTATACCCGCGCTCTACCCATGCCCCGTAAAAGCCGTCCTTTGGATCCTTCTTGCCCTTGCCTCGACGAATGGCAAGGAACACGCCAATTTTATTACTGCCACGTTTCGGCGAATTAATTTTAGATCGCTTTACAACAATCGCCCGCGCAAGTCTACCTGTGCGCTTCGGAGCGGTCTTCTTTACCGTTCGCTGCACGAAGCGCGCGCCGACAGATAGCGACGCAAGGGTAACCCTATCGCCAAGCTGCTGACTGTACGAGAATAGCGCCTTTTGCACGCCCTCTATACCGGTCAGTTTCATTTCTATGCCATCAGCCATTTTTAGCGTCCTGGTATTCTTTGATTTGCAGGAGCGCAATCACAAGCGCCTCGACATCATCCGACCCGATGATCTCTGCAACGATAGGCAACGCTTGCCAGTCAATGCCGCCCATCATGTTCCAAGCACGCACAGCAGATGAATTTATTGCACTGAGTTCCGCTGGTTTGAGACCAGGCATTTTCGATGCGAGGCTGATTCCCTCAAGCCAGCAACTCAGTTTTTTTCCGCTGTGCCTAGCTTTTTGATGTGCTCATTCGTCGCAGTGATAAGCGCGCCCACAATCTCGCGCCAGATTTCCGGCAGATCGCCGACAGCCTCACTCCACAGATCGGCGTCAAAGGCTATCTGCTCATCGCCGCCGCCTGGGAATAAGTCTGATTCTTTCACGTTTTCCCATCCAGCGACGAACCGCCGCGCAATGTCAGGATCACGCGTCGAATCTTTAGCAAGGATGCTGTATTCCTCCACCGTTGGCCGGCGAGCAATAAACGTCATCTCGCCGACCTTGATGCGAAGAACTCGCGCCTGCTTGATTTTTTCAACGAGTGACATTACGAGGCCAGCCATTGCTCATCCGACAGCAACGTGAGCGATGCGCTTGCTGTGGCTACTGCACCAACGCCACCATCAAGCCCGCGACCGCCGGAAACGAACGCGTTAAGCAGCAGCACGTTTCCGGTCTGAAGCGTTATGCGGAATGCCCGCGATGCTTTGGCCAGCGATGCGGCCCGGATGTTTTTAACCGTTACGCTTAGCGGGTCAGCATTCATCGGGAGCGTTATCTGCGGCGCTTCGTCCAGTCCGAACACTTCTTTTTTTATCGTGTCGTGCACGGTCGTGGTATCAAGCCGCGTGGGGGCAGGCTCCGGGAACGAAAACGACGTGACGTTATCGAACGAATCGAATGCAGTTATTTTGGTGGCGGTGCCGCCGGATACATATGTCGCGAAGTTGGTTGAGTCGATTTCCTCTGCGACGAATGAAACTGTAGTCGATACCGATTTCACGCGGACGACTCGATCATTCATCTTAACCATGCCGACAACGGCAGCGATCAAGATAAGGTCGCCGATACTGAAATCGTGCGTGCCCGTGATAACAGCCTCAGACGCCTTGCTGATCGCGGTGATTGTTTTCTGCGAGCCGAGCGTTTTTTGAACTTCGATCTTCGTATTTAAAAGCAGGATTGGGGTTGCCATCGTATTTCCTTTCGGTTGAAACGTTGTAAATCAAGAATGCCAAAATGAGTACGTGACACTTTCAGAGAACTCATCAGACTCCGGGCTATAACCGTTTTCCGGCGCCGGCTCTCGCACCCAAGTAAGCGTCGGTATCTCAAGCGCCACACGAACGGCGTCTGCTGTATCCAGTGCGCTTAGAGCGGTGCCGGCCCAGCAATCGAAAACGAACTGTGAACGCGTCAGCCCGGAGTACCCGTGAACAGTCATGACCGGCTCAGATGCTGCAGTGCGGTAGACAACGAACGGCTTTGCTGCATCCTGCGGAGCGGCCTGGGGATACACACGCCCACCTGCTACGGCTGCGAGAGCAGTGACGATCTGAGACTGGATGCTCATTCTTCGCGACCGCCTTCCGTGCAGTGCAAAATCAGCATTTCATTTTTCTCTTCCGGGTTCAAAATCCCGGTAATGACCAGAATTCGAGCGCCGAACAGCACGCGCCAGGACTGCTCGACACCGGCAAGATAGCGAATCTCTACTACATGATCTGTCGATGCCTGCTGCTGTGCCGCAACAACGGCTTCACGCCCACTGAGCGGCCGCACTCGCGCCCAGACTGTCGCAACGTCTGTCCATGTGGTAACCCGCTCGCCCATCGCGTCACGGGTGCCTGCTGGTGATTGCAGGATGACACGATGCCGCAGCAGACCCGCGCGCACGCTCATCCAAATATCCGATATGTATCGAGCAGCGAATCAGCGAATCCCTGCACTACTGCCGGCTGTGCCGCGCTGCGTGATCGGTTGTCGTACATATCACCAATGGCAAGCTGCATCCATGCCACCAGCGGCTCCGGGACGCTTGTATAACCAGCCGTGTAAACCACGTTAACAGCGTTGATCCTGTCCTGAGTCGCCGGCCATGCCTTATCCGGTGCCGGCACGATGAAGCCCGGCTCGCTGATGGTGTCCACGATGTAATCTGCCGGATTCAGCGTCTGCGATACTCCTGCAGTGTCGATGTAGACCAGACTTGCCACGCTGACGATGGGCGGGCCTTCCAGCTTGATCGCTGACGGAAATTTGTCCAGCGTCAGCGTCAGCCCGGTTGAAGGAACCGTGCGCTGTATCCTGTGTTCACATGCCGCTCGCGCCGTCTTTATCAACGTGGTGATATAGGCATCTTCAGCAGTCCCGTCAACGCGCAGATGTATCTTCGCCTCGGCCAGTGTGATCGGCTCTACTGTCGGCTCCGTGGTGCGGCGTGTGGGCATTGTTCATCAGTCCATGTCAACGTCAAGATCAAAATCGAACTGATTGACCACTGCACCAGGCGTCCCGCTGTTGGCGATTATGTCGCCAGCAGTATAAGCAACAGCCTCCGCCGGCCGGGAAAATGTCCCGGTGACTTTTGGGTGGCTGGTGGTATCTTGGTCAAGATTTGCACCAAATGTTCTGATGAGATTCATGATTCATTCCTTTTTCCGCGCTTCATTGTGATGGTGCCGCTTGATACGATGGCCTTGTTTTCAATCTCGAATACAGGCTTCACAGCGCCAACAGGACGCGCCCAGCCATCGCGAACCACAATCGCAGCGAGATAGTCAGAAAGCTCGACGGTCGTGTCAGCCTTGAATTGCTCGGTAATCCGACCGTCTTGTGATCCGGGAAAGTCTTTTAGGATTTCATATTTCATGTCGCTCCTTCGGTTGCTGTTTTCTGATGGCCGCTGAATGGTCGTACCCAGCCTCGATTTCTGCCGCGGTCGGCAATGTTTCACGTGGAACAAATTCCAGCTTCAACTCGCCGTCTGACTGGATATCAAACACCACATCCAGCGTGTCATAACCGTAAAGCCGCGACGCCCGTGGATAGCAGGAGTCCATGAGCGTCGTCGTTTTCGGCATATTGATCTTGATGCCACGCGCGTGAGCCTGGCCAAGCCAGAACTCCACACAAGCCCGGCCCTTTTCCGCGTCGTGCGTGTTTGGGTACGTGAAGTCCATCCCGAAGCAACTGATCTGCGTTGCCCCTGTGTGAATTGCAAAGGCCACCGCATAAGCCGCAGTGCTGTTGAAATAATCGTGCCCGAGGTGGTTCAAAACATCCTCAAGCGGGAACTCCACCAGCGCCGGGTAGTCCGGGTGCGCCCGACTTGTGACCACGGGCACCTTGCTCGTTTTCAGCCATACCAACATCGCCGCAATGTTCGATGCCGGTGCCGCGTCCGCCCTGATCTGCTGAATCCGCACATCATCCATGTGGAAGATCAGGTCGCAGGCGAACACGTCGCCAAGCGCATTAATAGCCCACGCCTCATCGCAGAACTTACTGCGCCCGCCCTGCCGCTTTGTTATATCCAAATACTGATCAAGCGACGGCCCGAGTCCAAGAATCGCAATATGCTTGCCAGGATCGCCTTCATCCTGCACGGCATCGCGCTGACACACCGCAATCAAGGTGCGCCCGTTCACGTTCGGCTCGACATCAGACTCCGGCCCATCCTGCCCATGCCATTCCGTCACGCACCAGCCGCATTCGTTCAGTAATGAATTGAATTCATGCTTCGTGTAGTGCCTGAAATGGAACTCCGTCCCGATTCCAGGCGCCATTTCCCACGGCATTACCGCCTCATTCGGTACGCTCGCCAGTAGCATCGGCGCAGATACCCGCAGCGCCTTCAGCAGCGGGCGCGGATCTTCGATGTGCTCGATGGTCTCGAAACACACCGCAGCGTCGAAGTCGCCTAGCTTGCCGGGCGCGTTGCCGTTGGCTATAGCGTAATCACCGCCCCAGTGCAGGTAGTGCTTCTGCGCGAATGCGATGGCCTCACCGTCAATGTCCATCCCAGTCGGGCGTAGACCTGCCTCAGCCATGATCTTGCAGCCGTACCCGACGCCGCAGGCGTAGTCCACAACCCGACTGCCGGGATTGACCCGCTTAGCTGCCCACTCATACCGCGCAACGTGATCTGCGCGAATACCTTCCAGTGTTGGCGCAACTTGGCGCTCGCCTTCTTTCATTTTCGTATCCTCTCAACAGGTTTAAAAAATGCCGGTGACGTTATCCGGCGACGGCTGGTTGAGCAGCCGTCCGTATCCTTTTATGGATTTGCTTGCGGCGCCAGATACGGATTGTGCAGGACGGCAGCTACGCCAACCGCACCGACCGAGGTAACGCCAGTCTGCACGGCATCGCAGGATACGTAACGCTTGGCTCCAACGTAGCCGATCCGCTTCGTGACTTCCTTCCCTACCCCGGCTACACGCGCGCCTGCCAACAGACTCGCCAGCGCCTCGGTGCCGCGCAGGTTCGCGTCGGCAACGCTCGCCATCGTGCCAGTTACATCACCGTCTTTAACAACCAGCGTAACAATTGTGCCGGTCGTTGTGACGGCACCGTAAGAGGCCACGAACTCAACGCCGCCGAAGCCTTGACGGTCAACAACAAGGCCCGTCTTCGTCGCATTGGAACCGATTGCTACCGGTGAAATTGCGGTTTTGGTGCGCATGTTGCTATGGATGTCTTTGATACCCATGATTATTTCCTTTTTTAAATCGCCGAACAAGATTGGTCGGCGCAATAAGAAAGACCCGCCGAAGCGGGCCTCCGTTGTATCAGCTTGTCGAAAATTTCATCAGCTTGATCGCCTCGAAGTTAACGATCCCGCCACCAAATCTGCGGCGGAAGTTGAACTTCGTCGTGCCTTTGGCCGTGATGTTGTCCCGGATCAGCGTGGTGCCGGCCCGGTTGACGATGGTATAACCGCGGCTGAAATTCCCGAACGCCAGCGACAGACTGCCAGCACCAATATCGGCCACGTTGTCATCGACCTCAACTGGATTGCCGAGGAAGCGACCACCGAAACCACCAGCAGGATCAGGATTCCACAGGTAAAATGACCCGCTGCCGTCCTTCATCTGCCGCATCACGCCAAGGGTGGCATCATTCGTCAGCCATACCGCGCCAGGCCGGTACTGCGCCTTCAACGCGTGCTGCAAACTCACCACCTTGTCGGCGGGAGCCACAGACGCGAACGCGGCAGACTTGCCTGATGCTATATAACCAACTTTGCCCCACGCAAATGACGAATTTGCAACCATGTCGTAAGCAGCAATACCGCGCGCCTTGCCTACACCGTTTCCGGTGATGAACTCAGCGCCGCCGCCCTCGGCAAATCCGATTGCGGCCTCATCAGCCAGATCGGATTCGAGGTTGATGATTGCATCCTCAAGGGTTTCGTTGAACACCCACGGTTCGACTTCCGCCGTGTGAACCTCAATCGCGATTTTTGCGAATGTCGGTTCTGTCGTCTCGCCACCCGCTGCGCCATCAGCCACACGGCGCATTGCCATGCCAGCGGTTTTCACCAGCTTTTCATACTTCGCGGTGCCGATGGTGATGGTGTTCGCCAGGCGGTGCATTGCGCTGATCTTCGGCGCGATACGGTCGATGGCTGCGTCCATTTCCGGCAGAACCAAGTAGCCGCCGTCCGGGTCGCTGCCCGTGTTCATGGCCTTTTGCTGCAACGCCTCAAGCCCGTCGGTACGGCCCTTGCGCAGATACAGGTTGAACGCCTTGCGGTATTCGACCCGTTCCGGCGTTAGGTCGTCCTTGCCGGTTGCCGGGCGTCCCGCCTTTTTCTCGACTTCGGTCATCTGCTTGCCGAGTTCGGACAGCGCGGTATTCAGTTTAGCCACCTCACCGGTCAGATCGCCAACGGCTTTTCCTTCGGCTTTCGCCGCGATAAGCTCGTCGTTTTTCTGCTTGAACTGGTCAAACGCTTCACCCTGCTTCTGGATGAGTTCAGCAATGTCTTTGACTTCCATGATAATTCCTTTTTGAGAGAGTAATGGCTATGCGGCCATCAATGCGCTCCGGCGTTTCAGCGCCTCGGCAATTTGCTGCATGTCGCCCTCGTCGGAATCACTCTGCGATAGGCCCTTCACCATGGCGATAAACGCCACGGCCTCACGACGCGACAAGCCTGCATCCCGCAGACACTTCTCGGCATCGCGTAAAGTCACAATTGCTTCAATGCTTTTCACGCCCTGCACCCGCGCGGCGTCGTTCGCCGGGAAAGTTACAAGGCTGACCTCCCACAGATCAACCTTTTTCAATGTGTTGATCCCCGTCACGCGGTCGAAACTGTCTTCGCGCACTTGGTAGCCGATAGACAGCCCGGACAGCGCGCCCATTTTCAGCAGCGTATATGCCTCAGCACCGCGAACCGTGCCAAGCGCAAGCTGCCCCTCGGTCTTTAGTCCGATCTGATCCTCGGTGACGCTTGTGTAAACACCAAGCGGCTCGGCGCTCCGATGCTGCCAGAGCATCGCGGGCATGCGCCCCTTCGATTTCTGCTCGGCAAGCGAATCGGCGAACGCACCAGGTGCCACGATTTCATCGTAGGAATCAAGATTGCCGAACACGCTGCCATAGCCGGAAAACGTGCCATCCTTTTCCAGCGCCTTCAGTTCAAACGGGAAATCTAGTGTCTTTGTGTTCATGGCTTTGCCTCATTCGGTTTTTCTGGTTTGCCTGCAATGTTTTGCGGTATGCGTAACTTGTCGCTTTCCGGGTTTGCGTCTGGGTTGAAATCCAAAAGCGCGCGGCCTTCGTTGGCCGTCATCAATCCTCCGTTGACGTATCCGAGGATCACGTCCTTCTGGGTCTCAATCGACCCGCGGAGCAACCCGGCATCCACGAAGTTAGAAAACAATCCGTCAGCCCTATCTGCGTCCGTCAGTAAGTTGGCGTCAATTGACTGTTCCAACATCGAGTAGTCTGGGCTAAGTGTGTGAACTACATGCGATAAAAACATCTGTTCTGCGCTGGCATAGGTCGTATTTTTCGATTCGGCAAAAACCATAATCGGATTGACGTTCATGTGCCGGCACACTTCCTCGATCTGAAACTTTCGCGTCTCCAAATGCTGCGCGTCTACCCCGGTCATCTGCGTTGACAACCACTTGGCACCGCGATCCATCAGCATCGCGCCGCCAGCGTTGTCAGCACCGGCATAGTTATCATCAATCCACTTCTTCAGCGACCTATATTGTTCGTCCTTCAGCGTACCATCGACCGAGTAAGTCCCGGACATCCGAACGCCGTTCTTGTGAAATCGAGCCTGCGATTCCTCTGTCGCCATCGCAAGCCCGATGGCCTCACGCGCAATACGCACGCCCTCAAGCCCCATCCACGTATTCCACGAAGGCCCTTTAACGTGCCAGATTGCCTTCGCCGGGAACACTTGTGTCGATCCGTTCGCCGCCCGCACCTCGTAAGTCAGCGTAAAGTCATCCGCGCGCTTGACTGTAACGGCCCCAGGCGTGAACGGAATCAATTCCATTATGCCGTCGCGGTTGCTTCGGTTTATGAATGAGAAGTGATTTCCGCACAAAATGAAGTGCATCGCTAACGATTGCAGGTATTCAAAGCTCGTTTGCCAGTCATTAGGGCGCGCAGAGAGTATTCTGTAGAGCGGATGGTCGGTTGCAGGCAGCTTTGTGCGCCCGTCCTTGCTTTCCCGCATCAATTTCAGCGGCACCTGGGCGATACCGTTCGACCGCACCCGAGCGCATGCTATGACAGCAGAAACCTCAATCGCCGAATCTACCGTTACAGATTTACCCGTCTTCGTGATCCGCCCCGCATACCCGGCAATATCCCGCAGGATGTCGTAGCCCGACGACGACTTGCGCGCGAACGCCTCGGCAAACATCAGGCGCGCGCAGCCACAATGCCGCCGGCAATCGCCAGCACACCGCCTGAGATGAACCCGGCAGCAGGATGCAGCAGCCATGCGCCATACGATAGAGCAGCGGATCCCGCGATCAGGAGGGCATCAGGCAGCAGTAACTTGAGCATCTTCATGCGGGATTTTCTCCGGACGTAAAAAAACCGGCACGCGGCCGGCTTGAATGAGTGATTACCTGATTTACGGCTTGATCTTGTTCAGCAGCAGAAACAGCTTGATTGCGCCAACTGGCGGCAACTGCTTTCCGGCTTCCCACCGCGCCCAAGTGCGCGGATGAACTTCGACCTGCCGGGCCGCTGCTGAGACCGATAAGCCGAGGCTATTCCGTAATTTCTTGAGTTCGACGCCGTTCATTACCGTCATCTTATAAACGCAAACTGTTCACTGTCTAGCCGCTTAAACAGTTTTTTTGTCTTGTCGGCGCGCATTGACCATGATTTGCAAACGTCGGCAAATGACAGTATCGATCTTATCGAAATCCTTTTAGATGTGGCTTTTCGCGCTTGCTCATAGTTGCGCCTGAGCATCAACCGAATATCTCCTGAACCCAACCCAATACCAGAAAGCAATGCAGAATAAAATGCGTTGACTTCATTTTCTGGGGCCACTTTCAGCGACAGATACCAGCAGGCCACAACTGGCGACATTGGAATAATGGAAAACTTCCCGGGCAATGACTTGGCACGAGCCAATAATTCAATGACTTTATCATTTTTATGAACCCAAGTATCAATGTCTTCATTCGAAACCGCAAGCCAGTCGTCCGCTGCCCTTGTCGTTTGTATTAGCGGTGACTTTTCCCTTGAAAGGCCGCGATTATGTTGGATGCACAATCTAGCGACTGATGCCAAAACAAAAGCATTCGGAACTTTGGAAATTGACAAAACATCCGCAGCGCTCCGCTGCTTACCCTGCCCTGCAGCCTTGAAAATCCAGTCCCCTACCAACACTACCGTTCTTAGGGGCTTCCCAGACAATGCACATGCTTTCAGCCGATGTTGTCCGTCAGCAACCTGCCCATCGTCTCGGATCAAAATCGGCTCTCCGGTTATTTTCCACTTATTTTGCCGCATCGTCGCCAAGTATCGGCTAACGCGCGCCGTTGAAATGGGCCTGTTGATAGTGGTCATCTCCAGGAGAGCAGTGGCCTCTGATGGATCAATATCAAAAATTCCAGAATCTTTTAACGGTTGAATGAGCTTCATTTAAGTATCCCTTACCAAAATTGCCGAAACCCAATGTCTCGGCCTAGTACGGATACTATGGCAATCTGTCATAGGCTGTCAAACAGCGATTCTGTTCCCTCCCGCAGCGGGCGGATGGTCCCAGAAACTACGGCCTTCGGATGCCGGATTAAGAGACATCAACGTGACGGCGTTCAGTGCCGCCATCAGTGGATCTATCTTTGACGATCCCGCCGCTTGTTTTGTGATTATTACAGCATTGCCACGCGGCTCTACCCTTGCATTTCCGCAGCACCACGCCATCATCGGTTGCCCGCCGTGCACCAGCACACCCTCGGCCAGCTTGCG